CCACCAGAATACATGGGTTGATTATTGATTCTTAAAACATGACAGGCGGTATTTGAATCAGTAAAATCTGTTAATTTAGCCATTTCTGTGGCACCGGTATTGTGTGTATATCCAATTCCAATAATGGCGAATCTGCTATTCTGTAAAACACCCTGCGAGGACCATTCGCATAAAGCATCAGCGACGGCATCAATTGTTCCAGACATTGAACCAGAATAATCTACAACAAGGAGATAGTCTGCTGAATCGTTTGTTGTTTCGTCTTCGTCCGTAACACCATCACAATCATCATCGTCACCGTTACCACAAATTTCGACAACAGGTGTTCTCATATTTCTTATATTTACTTGGCCATTCACGCATTCACGATAACCGGCACGACACTCACCAACGTTTATTGTATCTGGATCACCTGTGTAAACATAGCGTTCTGCCGGATCAAATATTGGATCATCATCTGTATCTTCGTCTATTTCGCCGTCACAATCATTATCTCTGCCATCACATACTTCTTTGCCATAATTGTCTGGTGGAACACAAATATATTGTCCATCAATACAAAGTTCTTGCGAGGATCTACATACGCCCAAAGCATTTTGAACGCACTCATTTCTTAAATCCCAAGAACTTCTGTTAACTTGCCAAGGATTATCCACAACACCATCACAATCGTCATCTAGACCATTACATACTTCGTAGTCTGATCTTACTTCTCCATCACAGTATATTTTGTTTTCTTCGTCTTTTTTTGTATAACCAACGTGGCATATACCTACGTTAATTTGTTCTACATCTTCTTGACCAAGTTTAAGATAATCGTAAGGATCTGATTCGTTTATCATACATGGCTGACCTAAAAGTTCTACTAATGGTTCCTGTTCGCAGTTATCGCAAGAAACCGAAAATAATAATAAAACTAATAGTAAAAGCCTATTTTTGGTCATAAAGCACCGAATTACATATATTCTGTTTTCTATCCTCTGGAAGCTTGTTTAGCCACTCAATTATAACTGTATCTGCTGCTTCTATGTATGTTAAGCCGTCGCTATCACAAGCATAACAACCCAGAGCCTTTCCTCTACAAACAGCACAAGTGCCCTTAATGTAGAGGATTCCGTTATTCATTTGTTGTTTGAGAGCTTTTGATGTAAGTGAAACGCATGACACCAGGAATTCTTAATGCTTGGGCTCTAACCATTTCTTTAATCGCATCTGCTGAATTTTCTGGCAAGTATTCACCGTCAATCTTAATAGACATGCGAGTTGTGTTGTGTAGAGTCTTTTCAAGAGTTTCGTTAGCTTTAACGATCGTTACACCATCTATTGCGCGGATTCGTGATAGATAATCAGTAACTGTCATGTCGTGCTTCTTGGAAGTAACAACAACAGCTTCTGTTTGAATAATCTTATCACCAGGTCTTTCCTGTAAGTTTTGTCGGAAGCTTTCAAAAAGTTTATACATCATTTAGTAAATATCTCCACAAAAAGTAAAAAGCAGCCATTTCTGGCTGCTTTCTTTATTTAATTTCAACAGTCCGTGATTTGTCCACTTTTGCTTTTACCGGTATGTTAATTGTCAAGATACCATTTTTACATTCTGCTGAAATATTTTTTGTATCGGCAGAATCTGTTAGTTTCCAAGAGCGTTGAAACTTCTTGTTTTCGTCCTTTGTGCTTAATTTTAACGTGCTATCGTTTACCAGCAAATTAAAATCTTCTTTGGCAAATCCAGGAACATAAACAGTAATCTTTGTGGCTCCATCTTTTTCCGTTGTAAGCTGATCCGGATTCATTTCCATCGTTGACCAACGGATGTGTGGAACCGCAAAAATATCATTAATCATCTTGTTAACATTGTAAGAATACATAATTTAAATCTCCTTTCGGGTTCTAAACCCCGTAAGTAATTTGTAATCACGCTGCAAGAGCGTCAAGATCTTTTTCTTCTGTTTCTCGTTTTGTTTTCTTAACTTTCACACCAGACTGAATTGGTGCGTCACCCCAAAAATTAGGATTATCATGCTGATTTGTTAGGAACTGAACGATGATAAATTGTTTATCATCTTTAATCTTGAAATCAGCCTTGTATGGCTCCAGTTTACCGTATTTTGGTTCTGGCTCTTTCTTTTGATACTTCTTCTTTTCTGGTGCTGTATTTAAGTGATTGAGAACACGATGAATAATATCTTTCTCACTCAAAAACTCATCACGAACCATATTGACCCAATTAATATCAATATAGCCCAATACAACCCACCTTGATGAACCAAAGTTCTCAACTTCCCAATGCATCGATTGAGAATATCGACCAGCTCTTGTTTCTTCACTATTTGAAGCTGGAATTTGTCGAAAATCACATTCAATTTTTGGTTTCTGGGTGTCAGTCATTTAGTAGAATCCTTCCTGAGTTACGATTCAAGCGTTCATTCAATTCGGTAAAACCACCAACAACAGTTTCATTATTGTTGTCATCAATAGCCACTACAATTGGGACAGTTGGCCAATTATAGTGAGCCTTTTGCTCTTGAAGGAAGTTATCACTTCTATCGGCTGCAACCACAATAAAAGGAATTTTCTTTTGTGTCAAGAGATTAACTGCCTTCTTACAAAAAGGACAGTCAACTTTGATGATCAGTTTATACATCTTGATATTCATTTTGTTAAGACTCTGCTACCAAGCACCTGCATTAGATCAGAGAACGATGATACAACAACCTTTTCTGATGAAACGTTACCAAAATTAAATGTTAGCAAACATAGGTTTTTTCCATCAATATCGGTAACATCACTTGGACCGAACATCTCATGTTTTGGAAACTTTTCTTCCAAAGGCATCTCGCGAACGAAACTGAGATTATGTAAATTTAATATCTCTTTATCAACTACTGCTTTGTAACCAGCAACCGAACGATTATGTGAATCTTTTACGACCATACTAACTTTATTAACTACATCAAGTGTGAGAAACATTTGGAACCTCGTAAATTTCTGTATTGTCAATCAGCCAATATTCACCATCAATCAAGATACAATAACTTTGTTCATTAAATTCAGAAACAACCAATGCAACTTTCGGGTCTTTTGTAAATGTGACCTTTCTAATGACCCCATCTTCCTTTTTAGCCCATAATAATCTAGAGCTCTCTGGAATCCAAACAAGGTCACCAATATTGCACTTCATTGATTAGAACTAGTTTCCTGCTTTTGTTCTTGATTCTGTGGATTCTTGACTTTTTCATAACCTTCTAGGATTACTTGACAATCGGTAAGCCTAGCAAACATCTTCTGTAACTTTTCCATTCCAGTTTTCAGTTTTAGCTTTGCCAAAACCACTTCTCTGTTAGAGAGATCGACGGAAGCTTCCTGCATAAGTTTCTGAAACTTCTCAATATCTTTTGAAAGCGTGTTGGAAATATTTGCTACTTCGTCTGGAACATCTTCTAAATCTGATGTATAACTTACTTTAACTTGCATATATCACCTTTCACAATTCTACAACAGCGTGATCTGTTGTAATTAAAGTGCCTGCTGCTGATGCAGCATTTTGTAATGCACACCGTGTCACCTTCACAGGATCAATAATACCTGCTTCGTATGCATTAATGAATCTCTCGTTAACAGCATCATAGCACACGTCTTCGTCAAAGTCAAGTGCTTGTGACAAAACAACGTCTGGTTTTCCACCACCGTTTTCAACGATTGTTTTAAGTGGCTGCTGGCAAGCTTTAACAACAATATCAACACCATATCTCTCTGCCTGAAAATCCACGTTAATATGGAGCCTGTTCTGTGTTGCTACTTTGGCTAGTGTGATGCCTGAACCGGGGATGATTCCTTCGTCTAGGGCCGATTTAACCGCTTCTAGGGCATCTTCAATACGGTGCTTCTTCTCGATCATTTCAATCTCTGTTGCGGCACCAACATTAATTACGGCAATACCACTCGCCAAACGTGTAATACGTTCCATTGTTGTTTTAGAAGAATCAAGATCGCTTGATTGAGCAACTTCTTCTTTAAGAGATTCGATTCGTTCCTGAATCTTATTTGGATCTCCTTTGCCACCCATAATGATTGTTTGAACCTTTGAGCACTCAATTGATTTAGCTTTACCTAAATCTTTTAGTTTGGCATTACGAATGTCACCGCCATTTAGTCTTGTGAAGAAAGTAGCACCAAGTGATACAGCAAGATCACCAAGAATATTTCTACGCTCTTCACCATAACGTGGTGCTTTAATCGCTGAAACAGCCATTGTTCCACGTAATGTATTCATAATAAGCGCCGCGAGTGCTTGGCCTTCAATTTCTTCAGCAATAATAACAAGTGGTTTGCTTTCTCTTGCTACAACTTCCAAAACAGGAAGTAACTGTTCAACGGCTTCAATACGTTCATCTGTGATAAGGAAATATGGATCATTATAACTCATGATTCCTTTACGCTCGTTTGTAACGAATTGTGACGAGGCAAAGCCAGAATCAAAACGGAAGCCTTCAACAATATCAAGACTTGTCTGCATCGACTTTGCTTCTTGAATAAGAATAGAACCATCTTTACCAACAAGATCGACTGCTTTGGCAATTAGCTTACCAATACTCTTATCGCCATTAGCTGAAATGGTAGCAATACGTTCCAAGTCCTGTTCGTCTGAAACAGGCTTTGACCAACGTGGCAATTCATTAACAATGAATTCAACTGCTTTATCAATACCACGCTTTAGATCAATTGGTGAAATACCAGCAGCTAGAAATGGCTGTGCTTGAACAAGAATAGAGTGCGCTAATACGGTAGCTGTTGTTGTTCCATCGCCAGCAGAAGCAGCAGATTGACGAGCAACTTGTTTAATAATTTGTGCTCCAACATTCTCAAATGGATCACTTAATTCAATTGCCTCTGCGACTGTGACGCCGTCCTTAGTTATAATTGGGTTCCTGCCCTTTTGGTGTAGAATAACATTCTTACCACGTGGACCCATAGTTGTTTTTACATTATTAGCTAGTTTTGTAACACCATCTAAAATCTTTTTATTTAGTGATGAACCATTATCAAATACTTTCGACATTACTGACTCCAATCTGTCGTTCTATTATACTCACACCGTAGAAGAAGTAAAGAGGCTTTTCAGCCTCTTTCTTCAATCATCAACTGCCGTATCTTTTACTATTTTCGATGTTTGTTGTGGCAAGTTAGCTGCCAACTGAACTGCTTTCTCACCATCTTTTCCTCTGCTTGATGCAGTAGAAGTCAAATAGGATTGTAGTGAACTGGTGAAATCTGCAAGATTATTAAAAATTTCTGTTATGCTTTGATCAAGTGATTTAACAGCATTTTCGATAATCTGTTCTATCTTTTTATCTGAGAATTCTATAACAATCTGTTTTTGTCCATAACTTCGCGCGAACTTAGACCAATGCGATTGTGGAATTTCAAATTCTGTTCTTAGACCTTTCTTTGAGACTTTTGTTTTTTGTATCTCTGTTCCAGCAATATCTTTAATTAATTGACTTATTTTCTCACTGTCTGGTTCATTTTGAAGTAAGGCACTCAAAGTAGCAAGTGAGCGATCATCCAGATTATTCACAAATAAAGTAAAGTCTCCTACTTTTGGCATTTCAAAATTATTTGCTTTGAGAACATTAAATGCTATTTCACCACGCTCTTTTGAATTTAGGGTGGCTGGTTTTCCTTTTTTATTTAGAACTTGACTTTTAAATAGTTGTTGTACTTCTGGACTTAAATCTTGATCTAAACCTGGAACATTTGGCTCTTCTTCGCTTATTACAAAGCCTTCTTTCAATGCACGCTGTGGTAATTCTAAATTACCGTTAGCATCGGTTGTTATTGTATTTGGTGGAAGTTGCAAGAACTGATTTACATTAGAACCATCAACTACGAATCTAACAACTCTTAATTCTCCAACAGGACTCTCGGCACCGGAAGAGTTTTTTAGATAAAGATCAAAATAAACCTTTCCACTTTTATTGATAGAGGTAATCAAATTAGCAACACTACCTTTTACATGAGCACCAGAAGAAGTTAGTGTTTTAAGTGAAACTGGAATATTACCATCTGTAATATCACCAATATCACCTTGTGCATTTGCCTCTAATGAACCTTTTTGTTCACTACCATACAAAACACTCAAAAATGCTTCATTAATGAAACCCGCTGGAGAAGGCTGGAAGGATTTAAACATTCGATTTAAAGTCTCAAGAAGCATAATTTGTGAAAGAATTCTTCTTGGACTCTTAACATCGGCACCAGAAGCAATTTCTTCCATTTGATTTTTAATCATTTGAAGTTTTTCAAATGGAGTTTTACCACCTCTTGTTGCAGAATCAACAATTCTACTTAATTCAGCTCTTTCTACAGTATTTTCTTTACCCCAATTTTCAGAAATCTGAAGTTGTGGTAGTTTCAATACTCTCTCTTGTGTCGAGACTTCTTTTTCCTGAACTATTTCAGTTTCACTAACGATCTTTTTGGTTTCTTCCAAAAGATCTGCCATCTTCCATATTTCTTCCAGCGTAAGTTTCATTATTTAGACCTCATTCAGCGATTTTATCAGCAATACCATAGCTGATCGCTTCTTCTGCGCTAATATAAATATTACGCTTTTCGTCAATTAGCTTCTTAATTCGTGCGCTCTTCATTTTTGTTTCACGAGCGAGGGCATCAATATACATTTCTTGTGTTTGGTTGATTTCAGCGAATTCATTTTCAATATCGTGAATACCGCCCATAGCACCAGCTTGAACAGGGTGAATCATAACACGGCAATTCTGTCCAATTTCACGCAAACCCTTTGTTCCAGCAGCCATCAATAAGACACCGGCACTCATTACTTTGCCCATACCAAGTGTGCGAATCTTAATGTCTTTCTTTACCATACACATCGTATCGTAAATTGAGAACATGTCACTTGCTGAACCACCGTGAGTTGAAATAAGGAAATCAAGTGGTTCGTTTACTTTTACAAGAAGTTCTTTTAGCAGTTCATCGTTCTTGCCTTTGAACTTGGCAGTAAGATGTTCTGGAAGTTTTACTACTTGATCTCGGAAATGAAATAGTGAAAGGACGATTTCACGGCCACGCTTTTCATTTACGTTTCCATACAGTGAAATAAGATTCAATTCCTGAACGAATACTGAATCCTCTCCACCTTCTTCGGTTTCTTCAAGTTCCAAGTCATCTTCTAGGCTTTTACTTTTTTTACGCATCAACATATTAATCATCCCTTCTTGTTACGAAATTCGGTACTGTTATGAGTTTTAGCGCCTAAACCATCTACAATTTTGACACCCAGTTTATTACATACTTCAACTTCTGGAATATTACCAACAAATCTATCTCCACCTTTTGCGAAGATAAACTTTGTGTCCTCACCTAAAACCATTCTCTCATTAAGAACAACAGTTTCAATTGATTCACAAACACTTCCATCCTTGTCAATAGATAGCATGACTTCATCTACTGGCTTTAGTGAACGCATCACTTTCATTCTAAAATCTTCATCTTGAAAGATCTTACCAATCTTTAACATTTGCTGTTGATCATTATTAACAATAACAACCAATCTATCACCCAATTTCCTAGCCATTTCTAAACATTCAATATGGCCGGGATGAATTGGGTTCGCATACATTGATGTAATAATTACTGTGCTCATTTTTGTACCTTACAGGTTCTACTATTGTGACCTGACATACCACATTTACCACAGCATCGACCACTTTGTTTAGCTGATTTTACTACTGTTTTTGAAGTTTTACGGGTTCGCTTTACAGCGACAGCAGTCTTAACCCTTTTCTTGTTTCCATCACGATCACATTCAAAAACTTCAAATGGAAGTGATTTTGCGAAGCTTACCCAATTTTTCGGGTCTTGAAACTCTTTACAGAAAATATTCAAAATATGACCATTCTTGTTTGTGCCTGTTCCCGTCAGGCGCCAATCCTTAAAGTAAGAGTCAAGTGATTTAAATTCTGTGTTATTTTTAAAAATAATTTGTAGATTATAAGTTGTAGGGTTTGTTTTCCAAATACAGCCTTCGACCATAAAACCTCCAAGCAGTATGATAGCACACGTCGACGGAGCCGTCAAGTGTTTTCCTAGAAAAACCAAAAAGCCCCGTAAGGGGCTTCTGGTTAGGAGTTTAGTACCTTGTTTAAGGGAATCAGGCTTTCTTTAAACGTTCTGCTACTTTGGCAGCAACTTTTTTAGCTAAAGCTTCTTTTGTGACAGCAGCTTTTGGCTTTTTTGATTCCATTAGGCGAGCCTTGACACGCTTGACTGTTTCAGCTACGACTTTTTCAAGAGCAGCTTCATCAAGTGTTGGGTGTGGGGCCATTCCTTCTTCTTCTTCCTCTTCTTCCTCTTCTTCACCGGCTGGCATTTCACCTTCGGCGGCTTCATGGCCGGGAGCACTTTCATCACCTCCCATCTCGATTTCTGTTTCGTCGCCTTCTTCTTCTACTGAAACAACATCAGCGGCACCTGGAACTTTTTCTGTAATGACGCGAATTAGTTCTTTTACAAGACCTTCAACGTCAAGACCACCGGCAGCTGGTGCTTCTGGTGCTTCAACATCTGCCATATCTTCTTCTGGCATTTCTTCTTCTTTAACAAGACCACCGGCTTTCTTGGCTGGCTTCATTTTTTGTGAAGCTGGTGCGCCTTTCATTTTTGCTGGCTTAGCTGCTGAAAGAGCTTTGCCTTCTTCTACTTTTTCTTTTCCTTCTTCTTCCATTTTCTTGGCTTCACCAAGATCACGGCCTCTGGCCATATCTCTGTCGTCTTCGCGACGTGATTCTGAATCAACTGGCATTTGACCGCCACCTTCTTCAAGTGAAGCTACTTCTTCGAGTTTTTCGCCGTCTTTTTCAACGGCTTCATCTTCCATCTTCTTGCCGTAAGCTTCTTCAACTGTTTCACTCTCTTTCAAGAATGAATTTGTTAATGGTTGCAATCCTGCAATTTTCATGAATTTGCGAACTGCTTGTTCTTCTAATAGTTTCTTTGACATTACTAAACTCCTATTTCTAATAGTAAATCATAAATAAATAGTGCGTGTTAAGCGAAAATCCATACTTATTTGTCTTTTAGGTCAATTGAACGCTGAATTTCTCTAATTTCGCGCATAACTTGCGATTGTTCACGAATAACAATTCGCTGACTTTCAAGCATTTCTTCCAATAAACGTGTTTGTAATTCGCTATTTTTTGCGATTGCTGCTACAGCTTTTGCGTTATCTCTTAACACATTTTCAAGGCTCTGACGAATATACCAAACTTTTACGCCGTCTTGATCGTCTTTATCGTGCCATTCATATAATGTATGAACTTCTTTACTTAGATTATCAAAACGAACTTTTTGTTCTTTGCCGTCATCAACGAGTGATTGTATTTGTTCACTCATTAACTTGATTTTAACGTCACTTGATTGAAGGTTCTTATTGCCCAACCAAACCATAACTTCTCTGGTTACGATTAATAGTAATGCGACCACTAAACCCATTGCTGTCATATCTGTTGTTGGCATAAAAGAACCCTCTTAAATACTATAATTAGTATCTAGTCTTCTAGTTGTTTCATGCCTTTTTTAATCTTTTTTACAGCATTATCTTCAATTTGTTTGATACGGACGAATGAAACTCCTAGTCGATCTGCCACTTGTCGTAGCGTCATAGGTCCATTCTTTTTAATGGCTATCAAGTCACAGTTTAGATCTTCACCATGTTCAATCCAATGTTTACATTCTTTAAACGGACACTGAACTTCACCTTTTACACAAGCCTCTGAGCATTCTTTCATTTTTCATCCTCAAATAAGTCATAAATGTCTTCGATTTCATCGGGATTGAGTTTGAATTGGCGAATTGTTTTACGCATTTTCTCACGTTCCTTTTTGATAATCTCGGTGCGATACTTAAATCTTTCTTCTCTTACGGCTTCATCAATAATTTCATTAATTCGTGGATCATCTTTCAAAAAAGCATCGATTAGAATTTGAAAGAATCGACGAAATGATATGTTTTCGTGCCGAATCTTAATAAGGAAGTCGGCATACAACTTTTCAGGAAACCTTAAATAAACCTGTCGTAGATTTTTAATTTCCTGCTGAATTACTGATGGTTCTTCTTTTTCACTTGGCATTTCGGTGAAGGATGTGTGTAAAGCTTTCATTCATTCCAGCAGAACTTTGTAGAACGAATTGAGCCTTTTCCCTTAATTCTCGTAGTGAACGAGCACCAGAATAGGATAGTCCACTCTTGATATTACCAATCAAGTCATCAAGAATATCATTTACTGAGCCCTTGTAATTAACAAAGGTTGCAATACCTTCTGGTGAAGATGATTTACCACGCCAGTTCATCTGTGCTTCTCGTGAAGCCATACCACGATATTCTTTTACAAGTGAGCCGTTTGGATTTTGAATAAGATTTCCTGGTGATTCATCTGTTCCGGCGAATAGTGAACCAGCCATAATGGCATCTGCGCCAGCGGCGAGGGCTTTTACAATATCGCCAGCATATTTGATTCCGCCGTCAATAATAATAGATGGCTTATTTGAGCCACAATCAGGCGATTTACGAGCGTTAACACAATCAAACAAGGCAGACATATTTGGTAGTCCGTGGCCGGTATTAATTCGTGTACTACATATCGCACCTCCACCTACGCCTACACGAACAGAATCGGCACCCCATTGAGCTAAATGCTTATAACCAGCACCAGTAGCAACATTACCAGCCATTAAGTGAAACTTGCCACGTTCTGGTAATTTTTCTAGTGTTTCTAGAGCTTTCTTAACTGAGATGTGATCGCCATGTGCAACGTCGACACAAATTACTTTTACACCTGTTTTAACAAGTTCTTGTGTTCTCTCGACGAAATCATCTTTTACACCAACAGCAGCACCAACCATATAGCCATCACACTTTTTAATAATCGATGTTTGCTGTTCAATTGAATTGTAACGGTGAACGATACCTAATCCACCTTTGTTTGCTACCGAAACAGCCATTTCGTGCTCTGTAACAGTATCCATTGGTGAAGTAATAATTGGTGTATTAAGTTTTAGTTTGGTGTCTAACTGTGAACTAATATCTACTTCACTGCGAGATTCAATATCACTGAAAGACGGCACTAATAAAAAATCATCAAACGTTAGAGATTTTTGAAACATCTTCTCCTGCTTTCTTTTCGAAAAAATCCTTCGCAATTTGTTGTGCTTTGTGCCAGCATTCGGGACAGTAAAGATGGACTTTTTGTTCAACATTCTTTACGACAACAAACCAGCTTTGAACTTGCTCCTTGTTCTTTCTATCAAACGGAGAAGCACAAGTCAAGCAGTTTTCTGGCAAACGATCAAACATGTTCAGTTTTTGATTTAAATCTTTTTTCTGCTGTTTGTGCGTTTGCTTATTTGGTTCGATTTTTTTCATCTATTTCCTTTTCTACTTTCGCTAACTCTTTTTTAAAGAATCTTATATGATCGGTTGAGTATTTGTGGACGGGATTATCATAATCAGCCCATAAAATGCTGTATGATATTCCATCGCTAAAATTGTCTGGATAGGATTTATAGTAATGGTCTGCTGGATCGATAGGCTCTGCGGATACTATTATACCAAAAGTATAATATACAATTATATCTCTTGGATCGGTGTTGAATACATCACCGTCACGGGCAGACTTTATTTCAAAATCAATTACTAAATCGCCTATCTTATGATCCATTACATACTAAATATGCTTAGAGTTTGCCATAACCTCCAAACCCGAGCATATCTTCTGTTAGTTCCGTAAGCAATTTACAAGGCATCTGTGGGTCAAGTTCTAAAATATCAATACCCATCATATTTTCTGCTACAATCTGCTGCTCTGCCTCACGACGAGCTTTAATAATTTGATATTTAAGAATTTCGTTTTCCACAAGAACCTCCAATGATTAAGCAGTTTAGCACGGATCGTGCCGCCTGTCAATCAGCTTTGTTTGACATAGTGTTAATTAGTGGTCGACTTGACGTTCCTTTATTAAAAACAACTACCATCGAGGGAAACGGAGCACTATTTTTGCCTTCGCCAAACTTTAATCGTCCTTTAATAAAAGTGATCTCATTCACAATAGAGCCATTTAAACAGTATTCGTGGAACCATCGTGTGTCCGCGCGCACGGGCAAAATCATGACAACAGTTATATCATTTAACAAAACCTGTTCTGCTGCCTTTTTTACCCAATCATATATTTTGCTATATGGTGGATTAATAAAAACAGTTTCACCAGCCCAATCTTGTTTTAGACCATCATCATCAAGTGTAAAATACTTTACACACTTACGATTAACATGATCAGCGGCTGGATCAAGTGTAAAGTTGTATATCTTGTTTAACTTTTTAAACAGCCATTCGGGTGTTGACCACGAATCTGTTTTGTGCGAGAACATAACATTTAAATCTTCTTTGTCCATAAAATATATCCTGTATAATAAATACAGGATATCATAAAGAAGTTATATTTTAAGTATTAAATTTATGCTACTCTTTCTTTATATACTTCAAATTGATCAATTGCTACTGGATTGGTATCATATCTAGCCCACACTCTTATTCCCATATATCCTTTTCCGCTTGCAGCAGCACCGTCGCCATTTGGATTATTTGCCCAAGGAATATATGCACCGGTTTTTGTTCGTGGAATATTAACTGTATGTCTTTCTGTCCATACATCCGGAGTTGTTCTTTCTGCAGTATATACTGTTATTTTATCATAAGCTCCTGATATTGGAGAAATATCCATTCTCATGCCTTTCCAGATATTATTTGTTGTTGATACACTAATATCTTTACTATATCCATATGCATTATAAGCAGGATCAAGACTATCGGCAACTGGATTAGCATTAATTGAATTACAGAACAAAGTTAAATATCCATTACTACTACAATACAAACCATAGCCAAGAGAGTTCTTCATATTTTGAAAAGGATCTGGAGGATATGTGATTGATAAATCGCTGTAATTTTTAAATGTTAAAAGAGTTCCACAAGCGTTCCACTCTGCTCTCGTCCACACTCTCATAGAATATCCATATCCATATTCATATCCAGATGAGCTTGTTAATTCAGAATTACCAATGGGAATCATTGCAAGCTGACGATATGATTGAACGCCATTATCTGGTTGAAAATATCTACACCAATCACCAGAGCTAGTTAATGGATTTGAAAAATCAGTATGTAGTTTTGCGCTACCGGAAGTTCCACCAATAAAAGTATTTGCATCAGCTAAAATAAAATTCCAATCACTTTGAGACATATATTAAATTCCTTTATCAATTATGGCCATGAACCAGAATCGTATGTTTCTGAAAACACAACTGAACCTGTAAAAGTTGGATATATTATACTTCCAGTATCATATGTTCCAATCCAACTTGGATATTCAAATGATTCTTTAAAAGATATAATTGGTGATTTTCTATAAAAAAACAATCCCATAATCCTATATAGTTATATTTTTCAATATATCCCTTGTTTGTTCCCAATTTTCCACATGTGATACACTGGAACCTGGAATATCCAAGGAAGCAATAGCGATATTTCTATCATTGCCGCCTTCACAAATTCTATCACCAAAAAAGTGAACTGGTCCTTTTAGTTGTTTTAGGACTTGTTCCTTACCTGTTCCTTTTGGATAAATGTCAATTGATATTTGACCACCTGTATCAAATTGTAAATCTTTGAAAACAGGAGCAAGAACGGTATCAATCAATTTTCTTCTTTCTTCCGAGGACTTTTCCCATTCAACATAATTTAAGCGTTGTTCTTGTGAACAGTTTCTGCCAACAGTAGAAAAATTAACCATACCATTTCTTATTTCAATATGTTGACCGGCTTTTACTGGTGCTTTTGAACTTTCTACAAGAGCCTGTAAAGAATTTAATAAATTTTGTGGTGGATTCCAAACATTATTTGCTATCAGTTCTCCACCAATATAAGTTTCATTACCAGAACAAGAAAACACAGCTTGGCAAGCCATTAATATTCTTTGTGATAATTGTTCTTGTAGCTTCTTGTAATCTGATCCTGACACAAGATAGGCTTTGTGTGTTAGGCAGAATTTAAGGAACTGCTCTTCAAATTCTTTTACCATTGGTAAACGATTTGGAGTTAGTGTTCCATCAACATCAAATAAATAATTCATAATCAATCACCCCACTTATATAGCTTTTTATAAATAAAAAACCTAAACTGATCAAACAAAGAAACCGCCATAAAAATGGCGGTTAAAATGTAAAGAGGAATCTCTTTAATAAATTTTATCATTTCTTATCTGTGCTACCCAAAGCACCTGTTCCACGATTTGAAATGGTGATTGGATAATAATCATATAGGTCTGGCTTATCTCCGGTTTGCTCAAATGCCTTGAAATGAACAACTGGAATCAATACAGCCTGTGCGATTTTATCGCCCTTCTTTAAGGTTTGTGGACCAACACCAACATTATGTAGATTCACAAATACTTCACCATCATATCCACTATCTACAACACAAGCACCGACAAGTAATGAACGTTTTGCGGCTACACCAGAACGGTTTTTAACCTCTAACATATAGCCGTGAGGAATACCAAAACGACACCCTGTTTGTAATAGGGCACAACGACCCGGATCAATAACAACTTCTTCACCATTTGGAGGATTGAAGAATAAATCTAATCCAGCATCACTTGGATTAGCGCGTGATGGAGCAATTACATCTGGACGTGTTTTAGCAAATTCAATAATAAGACCCATAATAACCTCTTCTTTCTTTGTATCTCAAATATCGTTTGGTGTAAAGGAGAACTTAATCTGTCCAACCGATTCACAGTTCTGGATAATTGTATCTGCTACAACTTTCCTAAATGTTTCTTCGTTTCCTAGATCAACTACTTTACCATCGATAATAATGTTCCAGCAGTTGACTTCTTGTAGAATATCTGTTTTGTTAATAAACAACTGCGATACACCATTAATACGAATTGACTTAATCAAACTTGTAAGGTTTAAGAAATTAACTTGACGAGGACGGCCAGTTGTAGCACCAAATTCTTGTCCAATTCTACGAATATCCCTTAATACTTGTAAATCTGGTTCAAACTGTTTGGCACCAACATATGTGTCATATGCTTTTGCTACACCAATTACTTTTCGCACACTCTGTGGTGGAATACCATTTACAATGGCACCTCCAACATTACAGTGAGATGAAGTAACATAAGGATAATCACCCCAATCAATATCTAAATTAAATCCTTGCGCACCTTCAAGCAAGACTTTTGCGTCTGGATGTGTGTTGAACAATTCTTCATAAATATCGATTGATTTAATATCCTTAAAGCCCTTGTCGAAACGTAAGCCTTTTCTGGCATACTTATCGCGATATGCTGGACCATTACCACGCTTTGTTGTTCCAATCTTTGTGTCTTGCGAATCTTCATGTAAATGCTCGCCTGTGATCAAATTGACACGATGATCAACAAACAATAACTCTCTCGCATTAATACCAGCAGCTTCTAGTTCTTTAATTTCTTCTTCTAGAAGACCAGTATTTACAACACAACCCGGACCAATAATAGATTTTACGCCCTGAACAACACCTGTTGGAATAGCGTGTGTTACAAGTTTTTTACCGTCCTTATAGATTGTGTGACCAGCATTATGCCCTCCACCAAACCTAATACAGTGCGTGTATCCGCCATTTTTCAATAGTGAATTGGTAATTTTTCCTTTACCTTCATCACCCCATGCTAGCCCAATTATAATATCAGCAATCATTTTTTCACCCTAAAAGTCTAAAAGACTTGCGAATTGAACGTGTTGAGAAACCAAACTGTTCGTTAAAATCAATCCTACTCATGTAGGGCTTATTGATGTGGATAACGTCATTTTCTTGGATACCCCAACAACGAATTTTTGTAACCTTACTAGATGAATCAACTACATCTAGAACCCAATATTCCTTGCCGTTCTTTGTTTTCTTTACTTCCTTCTTACGAGGAATAAACCAAACGAACTGTAGCTCTGGATCGTATTCACCGATTGGCTTGATACCATTATCCTCCAACTTGTTCATCGTGTCAAGAGACATTACACGATTCAATGGGAAGAATCCGGTCAATTCAGTCAAGAATACAATCTTTTCTTCTTCACTAAAATCACCTTCTGGACGATAAAGTTCAAGGTTTTCCTCAAACTTCTTCAAGTTACGAGGCCGATCAACAGCAATAGTGGACCAGAAATGCTTCGCACCAGAAAAGCGATTATCAATCAAACCATTCAACGCACCAGCACGACAAAGAACGTCAAGAGCCTTCTTATTCAGTTTTGAATAAGACATATACTCGTTGAATAGGAATTCTTCTACTGTCTTGAATGGACGATAATTGACAATTTCTTTAAACGCAGTCGCGCCAAGACCCTTAATTGCCATCAATGGCTGAATCAGTGTTTCACCATCTTCACTAATCTCCCATACTTCACCAGAAGTGTTAATATCCAACTGCTTGATTTTGAAACCAAGACCTTTGGCAATATTAACTGCTTTTTCCTTACGATCTTCTGGTTCTTTATCAAGGAACGCAGCCATCCATTCAGCAGAGAAATAGGTCAACAACCAAGCACACTGGTAAGAAATAATGGAATACGAAACAGCGTGTGATTTATTGAAACCGTAACCAGAGAAGAATTCAAACATCTTCCATTGTTCTTCGGCAGCTTTCTTGGAAATATTCTTTTCTACACAACCAGTAATAAACTTGTCGTATAGAGCGGTTTTTACTTTATCTTCCTTGCCTGTTCCCTTCTTTGTTAGAACTTTACGAAGCTGATTACCTTCTTCCAGTGAAAGATCCTTGCCAAGTTTATGAGCCATTGAAGCAATCTGTTCCTGGAAGATAAGGAATCCATAAGTATCTTCTGTCACTTGACGAGCAAGTGGGTGAATATACTTAATACGAGTTGGTGCTTCTCGTGCTTCTATGTAATTCTTATCTACGTCCGCATTTAGTGGACCGGGACGATAGATAGAGGTAATAGCAGAAAGGTCGATAATGTTTGTTGGCTTGGCACGTTGACAGAATCGTTGAGCACTATTTTCTGTAAACTGGAAGATACCAGCCCATTTTCCTTCATGGAAAACATTCTTGTATACCTTCTGATCATCAAGGTCGATTACATCTGGATGTAGAACTTCATCATAATAGGCCTTAATATCATTAAACGTAGGATTTTTGATACCCTTGTGACGCTTAAGAATATGGGAAATAGCAGTTTCGATCATCTTCAAGGTAGCAAGACCAAGAACGTCGAACTTAATAAATCCCATTGGTTCAAGGTGGCGAACGTTTTGACCTTCTGCCCACGGTGTTTGAATTACACCACCGCTATTAATCAATGGCATTGAACGATCAATCTTTTCAGCTACAACGACACCACCAGCATGACGTGAAGCTGAACGAATTTGACCGTGAAGGGCATTAACGTGCTGTTTGATTTGTGGATACTTTTCAAGAAAGTTCTTCAACGATTCACTGAATTCCATTACCTCTTCAAAGGTTGGCACATAAAGACCAGCTTTGATACCATTCTTCTGCTTGGCAAGTGGTGTAGCTTCAAGCATCATTTTGCTTGTTACATCATTGACCTCGGAGAATTCAATTTCGTAGAACTTGCTAATATCCTTGATAAGCGATTTAAGTTGTAGAGTATTCCAATTTGTGATTGGCGCAACCTTATCCATACCCCACTCTTTAATAAGAGTTTCTTTAAGAGTCATTGGATCGGCGACGTCAAAGTCGATATCGGGATAATCCTTTTGATTTGAACGCATAAAACGCTCAAATTGAAGTTCCCACTTGATCGGATCAATCTGTGTAATACCAAGAAGATAGGATACAAGAGCACCAGCACCCGAACCACGGCCCGGACCACTGATCATTGACTGATTTGCCTTGTCAGCAATAGCCTTCATTGTAAGGAAGTATTGTGAAAACTTATTCTGCTTGATTACATCAAGTTCACGTTCAAGACGAGCAGTATATTCTTCCTGCTTCTTTTGAGCACGCAGTTTTAGATTCGCAAGACCAACAAGAGAAAGACGACGCAATTCATCGTCAGCAGTTGAATTCTCTGGCACAACGAAAGTTGGAAGTTTAACTGTATTGTCGGGCAAGAAACTTTCAATACGGTTCGTGCCAATATTATGTGCTTCGTGAAGCGATTGAAGAACCACTTCACGGTCAAACGTCATATCGTGAATCTTTGAATAGTGTTCAAATGACGCAAACATCTGATCACCATTCTTTGGATATAGTTCATAACCAACTTCATCGACTGAAGCTGGAAGAGTCTTGTCGGCATCTTTCTTATTCAGCCAGCCAATCTTCTTGTAAAGAATACGGTCCTTCCACATCTCAGGACGTGGGTAGTGTGAATCGGCTGTTGAAATGGTCTTGAAACCAAATTCACCAGAAAGCTGAATAATATACTTATTCAACATCATCTGGTCTTTGGAATCATTCCATTGAAGTTCGCCATACCAACGATCACCGAAGATTTCCATCATCTTCTTTGTTGTCTCTCGCATAGCGTCTAGAATGACTTTTGGGCCACTTTCGTAGTTTTCCCAATAGTCACCAGCATAAATGCCTCCAAGGCACGCAGAAGACGCAATAATGCCTTCATTATACTCTTTCAGCATCTCGTAATCAATACGAGGAAAACGATAATAGTTATCGCCCTGATATGATTTTGAAATCAGGGTGAAAATATTATTTAGACCTGTTTGGTTCTGCGCCAGAAGAACAAGGTGACGACGCTTATTCAGGACATTCTTGTTTGAAGTCTTTGATTCGCCTTCATCTTCAACTGTGAGTGTTACTTCTTCTTCATCGGAGGAAGAAGCCTTTTTGGTAGCCTTTTGGTTTTCCTTGATCTGCTTCCATTCTGCGATAGAATGATGAAAATAAGCTTCAACACCAAAGATTGGCTTGAAGCTAATTCCCTTTTCCTTCAACTTTTGTGCGTGAAGAACCTGATAAGGCAGGCCCGACATATTGCCGTGATCTGTCAAAGCAAGAGCATCCATGCCATTTTCATAAGCAAAGTCAATGTGTTCGTTTGGAAATCCAAGGCCATCAAAAATGGTTCCATTAGGAAAAGCCCGAATGTGCGTGAAGTCCGACGAACTTAATACGCGAAACGAGCCTTTCCTTGGAACCTCCTTTCTCATTTGTATCAGTCATTTTTATCTTCCTTCCCAGTTAGAAATTTTGTGTTTAAACAGGTTGCGGAGAGTATAATACTTCTCCTCGTCTATCAAGTCAAGTTCGTACTGCGGATATTCTTTGATAAACAATTCAATTTTGACTTTTGAATCATCATCAAACCATCCTTTTAATTCTACGAACTTATTATCACTTATTTTAAAGTCGGGAGTATAATGAGTTCCATTTGATAGTAAAAACGAATGTTTCTCATATTCCCAATCAATTTTTAATTCATTTAATATTCTGGCGTAGTTTGCTTCCCAATTACTTCTAAAATAGAAATCGTTTAAATCCTTTCTTTTACCACCATTAGCACTTGAATATATAAGTGAAGGATTTTCTTGTAATAACTTTTTTCTACTCAAACTCATCAATTTTTTTGATGCATCAGAAACAACTTTATTTTTAAGAATATTTTTTAGATATTCTTTATTTTCTGGTACTTGTGCCCAATGTGAATATTTTGTCTTGTCGTATTTATTAAGACCTCTTGCTTCTCTTTTTTGTAAAAGAAGTTTTTGTTTTTCTCCATATTGAGAATTTTTTAATTTTCTTGTCTCAAATTCTTTTCTTTTCGCTTCTTCGGTTCTCACATAAGAATTATTTGCCATTCTTTTTTCAGTCATTAAAGAATTCGCACATTCTTTTGTACAACAAACATATTTGGGAGTTCTATATCCAGTTGGAGTTATAGAACAAAATTCAATATTACAATTTTTACAAATTTTATGTCTTGCTTGCTGTCTTTTGTGAGAAAGATCCGAATTTACATTTTTTATCATATACTACTCCTTACATACTCATAGAGTAAGTAGTATGATATAACTTTTCTATGGGTGTGTAAAGTACTAAATTAATTTAACTAATCACCTCACCATCAAATTCATCTTGGTAGAAATGGTATTCTTTTCCATCAACTTGTGAAAGCCAGACATAAATATTAATATTTTCTCTTGAATGTTTTTCAACTTCGGTGACAATACCAAGTGTATTTTTAAGGTGAGGAATAATGAATGCACCAATATGAAGGCGAAGGTGAGGGCAAATATCTTTTATAAGAAGCAGTTCACCAACTTGGTATTTAATCTTGGACGTTTTACGTTGAGCCATTTTAGCTCCTGTTAATTGATTACTTTGAGTTCTACTTCGTCAAACCAGTATTCGCGCTGCTTATCTTGTAACAGAACAACGAATTTTTGTGCTGGTGCTGAATTGTCAGCAAATGTTGTGACTTTAACAACGTCAATGATAACACCAATAGTTCCACCGAATCTTTCGGTCATTGGTGAATATTTCTCACGACTATTAAAGATTTCTACTAGATCGCCAATTTTCATCCACTTCTTCCAATTCAGACGCTAGAAAATAGAGCTGGCGATCACCCGTCAGAACAGTATAAAACTTTATAATATGATTAATCGGCAAATCAGGATTCTGCTCCGATACAATAAGGCCGACAGTATTCTTAAAGTCTCCAACCCGAATAAAGACTAGACTACCGATTTTCATTTATTCCGCGCCTTTTTCTTAAACGGATCTGCTAGGAAGCTGTCCGTGTAGGATCCCATCGTAGCATACTCCTCGCCGGTTGTCAACTCACCTTCGAACATTATGTATTCTTTACCTGTCTGCTGTGAATACCAGATATACACATTATTTTCTTTTCTTCTTCTGAGGAATATATCTTGTGAAGGATATACTTCCATTATGATTCCAACGTTATTTGCTTCTTCCATAAAGAAAGGACGAGCATAACGTAAACGAATCATCCAATATGGCGCGTATTGATCAACATGTTGTGGATCTAATTCTCTTGGCTTTGAATAGATGGCAAGATCGCCAACTTCAAATTTTAAGCTTCGTTTTTGCCGTGCCATTCAACAGTAAGTAATTGTGTAACAGAATTTGTTGTTACGTAAAATAGTGGATTTTTATTCTTAAACTGGACCGCTAGTTCCTGAAACATCTTTTGTGACAACTTGGAACAATCGTATGAAAACTTATCTTTTCCTGCTTCCGCTAGTCCTAAAACATTGTATTCAATATCTTCAATATAATACTGAACTCGTTTTAGTTCTTTTTCTGTCAAAGGAACTTCCTGTTTCTTAACAGTTGAAACTTCTTTTGTCATTTTTCGAATTGCCTGATAATCAAGTGTCATACGTTATTCCTCTTTAAATAATTAGGCACAGATTCTAGCGGAATCCCATCCTATCACGGTTCTTTTTCATCGTCAACCTCATCCGTGCCAACTTCTATTTCATTATCAACCCCGATTGGGTTAAATTCGTGGTATTCAAAACCAAATGTTGGTCGCTTTATTAAACGCTTATTCCCTGAACCAAGAAACTTACAGTAACCATCCCAAGTGCTTATGTCATTATGCCATTTAAGTTTTATTGTGTTTTCTTCTGTGACTGGTGCTGTATGAAAAACCTGTTCTGGCTTAATAAATCTGCCTGTGTATCTTTCACCTGTTGGAAGCTTTTCACCAATGAACTTGCCGTTTTTCCATTCACCGTTTTTCCACAATAATTTTTCGTGTTCTCGAAAATTCTTCAAGTAGCCAACATATTCACTAGTATCAAGAGAGAAACCAACAAGAGCACCATCACGAATTGTTTTACCGTCTGGTGTTTCTAGGAAATGGCTTTGTTTGCTTGATATGTCCAAACGCTTTTCTTTTAAGCCACCTGCTGTATAAACAGAATACGGAAATGAAACATAGTATTTGTTTGGTGTTACCCATTTACTAAAATAGTGTGAAATGTGGTATGCTTTTCTTATGCCATAAAAAATAGACCAAACAAGACCGTCACGCACATCACGATCCTTTGGATGAATTGGCACATAGTAAATGGGTATTTGCTTGAACTGCTGATTGAATCGTTGACTGTATTTACGTCGAATAGATGGGTTTATAACAGGATCATAAATCCAATCGCCCAAACGGTGTCTTAAAAGTGGTGTTGTTTCACGGTGCGAGACAATCCAAATTGTTTCACAGCCCGCAACAGCACATTCATATATCGAGCGTTCAAAAGCAAGATAATTTGGTGCCAATGGCATCAAGCTTTCATGCCAAGGCATATTAAAATTCAATGGCTGTGTGGCAATTGGTATAATGCCTGCCAAGTGAAATTTGTTCTTATAACTTACCGGATTTTCTTCTAACTCTTCTTCCATTTATACATCTGCTTTAAAACAGTTCTAACATACTTGTTTTCACTTGTTAAATCGACGAAAACAGGGCTGGAATCAAAAAATTTTACCTCGCGTCTGTCAAATTCTAATTTGATTGGAGCGGTGCTTGGTTTGCCTGTTGACGAAAATCCAACCTTTTTACCTTTTAGTCCTGCGTCCTTCATCATTTGAACTGCCTTTAATCTTGAATAAACTTCACCGTGTCCTTCATCAAGCAATTCTTGTTTTGTCAAGAAAGATAAGCAAACAAGATCTTTTGGTATCTTCTCGTATTCAACGTCTGTTTGAAAATACAGTTTTGATTTGTTTTGTCTTTGCGAGGGATAAAATAAGATCTTCTGGACAAAACTGTCTTCACTGTCAATATGATAGAGTGAATGATGACCACAGCTTCTTATATTGATCCAATCAATTACTTGATATAAGCCGTCATAAGCATTTTCATTTACTGTGAAATCGTGGATATTCTTACACTGGAATTCATATGTCCACGCTCTTTTACCAGTTACTTTAACAATATCGTCTTTGATAGAGATGTTTTCTATCTTGTCTCCAAAATAGTTTAATCCTGCCATCGAAAGCAGGAAAGCGATATATTCTTGATAATCTCGTTTTGAGAAGTTATCATCTAAATAATCAAACTCAAAAGGCAAATCCAACTCCTTATACAGAATTGGATAGCCTTTTTTGAGAGCAAATTGTAATGCTTTTAAATTACCACCGATTACAATATTGTCCAGTTTTATCATGGCCCGAAAGTAGATTTCACGAATTTCTTACTTCATTATAAGCAGCCATAGTCTCTGGAAAAAGTTGCTGAACTATTTTTAACATAGCATTAGCAACTTGAACTATTTCCCATTGTGCTCCTTCATGAGAACGTAATTCAATGAACTTGAGAATATTATTCAAGTTTGCTGAAGCATAGTATTCGGTATAAAGATTTTGTGGTAATACTCCTCTTGCTTGCTCACGACAAACCCCAGATTCCATTAATTTATTATAGAGCTCTAAACTTTGTTGGTGATGTTCCGAAACGAGCTGATTAGCATCTTTACCGTCAATAACTGGATTAATTAGCTCATTTTCGTTACTTGCTTGACGATTGTTTTTGTGTTGTGTGCGAAATTGGTTTGGTTGATAAAATTCCATTTTTTCAGCAGTATAACGACGAGAAATTTCGTTATATGACCAAGTGCGATGGCGATGATGCTGTGAACGAATAAATAATGGAACCTTTACACGAAAGGTTACAAAACAATGTTCTAGCGTTGATGTATGTTTGTGTTTAATAAGATAACGAATCAGTTTCCTGTCTTTATCATTAAGTTCTTCTTGATGAACGCCAAAGCTTACACGCGCACTATTGACAATCGTTAGATCATTTCCAACACTATCAACTAATTCTACTTTACCAATACCATCACCATACAGTTCAATGCTTTTCATTTTTTCCTCATTTAAGCTTTTCAATCAAATCAAGATAGGCAAATTCGCCTTTTGCTCCAACGATCATACCAACAGGCTGACCATCTTTTAAGGCAAAAACCGTTGGAACAGATCGAACACCAAATTCTTCAGCAATCTGTGAACTTTCATCAATATCTACATCAAACACAGTTACGCCTGTTGTATTTTCGACCTTCTCTAAAACTGGCTTAACTGCTTTACAAGGGCCACACCAAGTAGCACCAAACTTAACAAGACAATTTCCAACTATTTCACTTTTATCTGTAACTGTTTTCATTTCTTCCTCTTATTTTCTAGCAATTTCATTGCTTCTTCCAAAGAATAAAGCCATTTCATTTTATAATGAGCTTCACCCATAGCAAGACTATAAGCAAAATATAAATCTTTATCTATCTTTTTTCTATTTGCTAAATAAATTCTTACTGTTTGATATGACACTGGAATATACCATCTTAATCGCCAAAGTTTAATATACCAAGGTTGATCTTGAAATCGATCTTTCACTTACCTTCTCCGTGTTTTTCTAATATCCAGTTAATTGCTTCACCTTCTTCAATATTAATTTTGATCATTTATTTCTCAACAACTTTAAACTCATTCTCAATACTAACAAAAGTTTTTTCAATACTGGATAATAGTTCTAATCCTCTTTTGAAATGTTCTCTATCTTGTGGAGAGTTAAGAGAGACAAGAAAATACTTTTCATATCTTTCCAGAATATCTTTTATATCTACAAGTGCTCTATTCGCATCCCAAATTTTTAAAAACAATTCTTGTTCATTCATTTATTTATCCTTTATCCTTATCGTGATTAACCCAAGTCAAATATCCAATACCAAAATTTAGTGTATGCCAATTTTCATCATCATCTTCATAGCAATCTACACTATAATGAAAGCCATTCTACAATTTTCTGGTGAATATTCCCAAAGTAAAAGAGGTATTTTTTAACATACCATTAATACCAAATCTACAAAAATACTTATCAGATGGGTAAATGAGGTTCATTATTTATTCATCCATTCTTCCAGATCAACAATTTCATACCAATCAACTTCTCTACCGTCAATCTCATAATGTTTTCTTGTTTCTTTTATTTGACCTTTTCTTGGTCCTTTTGAAAAGTATTCGTGTGTTTCTTTTACTAATACTTTTGATTTTGCTTCTTCATATGTGTTAAAACAACCAACCCAATCATTTGTTCCACTCTGTGGATAATAACATGCTCCGGCAATTAATAAAAACTTTTTCACTCTTTATCTCCTGGAATATCAACGATTAATTTTTCAATAACTTCCCAATAATCATCTTCGGTTAGGTATTGCCACTTATCCCATTTTGTGGTATTCAAGATATTCATTTCTAAAATCAAACTGGAAAACTCTTCTAAATCATCACATTTAAGTTTCTTTGATTTTCGTTGTTCAATCCCGTCAAGAAACAGGGAACGAAAACTAACAAGAAACACATTGAAACTATGTTTTGAAATCAAGTTTGCTAAATCTTTTTTACATTCAACAACCTTACTATTAAGTTTTGTCTGCATATTTATTCTGAATTTCCTCTGCGAGAGATAGTAGATTCTTTATTGTATCATTACCTTCGCCATCTTGGATTAGGTGAGAAGTGGTGATTTGTGCCACATTTACAAAATCTAGTAATTCATTAACTGCTTTTTGTAAATGGGCGATTTGGTTTTCTAAAAACATATTATTTAAACGCATAAATCCGTGCCTTGCCTGTAAGCATAGCACGGATCTAGCGGCTTGTCAAGCTAGCTCTTATTGTTTGTAATATAGTTCGGCTTCTGCTTGTCTGCGAATTGTTAGCCCTTTTAATACCTTTCCAGCAGCTTTATTCCATTTTAGGAACTCGTTCTTGATTAGTGGGTCACTTGGATTGGTATTTACCAGTTTAAGCAGTGTAGAGGATTTTAAAGAGCCTACACCAACATTATAAGCAAAGCATACAAGAGCATCAAACTGGTGTTGTGTTATATCATCTCTTGTATATGAATCAACATACTTTTCAAATGTCTTTAACATATTTTGAAGAAGCTGTGTTGCTCTTTCTTCACTTATTACTGGATCTGTCACTTTTACTTTTGTTCCATCTTCGTAAAATGTTGCACCATAACCAATTGTTGGAACATTTGCAGGACAAAGATATGGTTGAGCACAGAAGCCTTCAAACTTCTTTATAAGTTCTAATGCTTCTTTTGAAACTTTTGTTATTTTCTCTGCCATATTTAAAATCTCCAATGAATCGCTCTTTATAAATATGGTTAACAATAACAATAATATTAACTTTTTCAAAATATAAACCTACCTGTAAAGGTAGGTTTATATGATACAGACAGATTTGTTAATCGATCCTTAATACTTGTTTTCTATTACCCTGTGAATTCCAGGAAACATGAACCCAGCCACTATCGGGAATGCCTTCTTTGTAATATTCTAAAATCAACTGGTCAAATTCCATATTATCTTTAATCCAGCAAAACAAAATTTTATTATCCATTCCAGCAATTTCAATATCTGCTGCTTGACCGGTCATATGCTGGCTGTTTTTTGCTCCACCAATAGCTTTATTTAAAGCTGGGCCACGATAGCCACTATTAACGTTCAATGGTCTTCCAAAGTGAATTCTTATTTTCTCTAAAACATTTTCACAAAGCTGTTTTAGGTTTTCTATTTCTTTTTGTCCCGGTGTATTATCAATACCTTTTCGTGAACCGGTTTGAGATTTCGTCATCTCTTCTAATGTAAAATGTTGACTTAAATTCATATTATAATTACATATTCTTTGTTGTTTTTTCAATATAAACGCTAATAGCAATTCCAATAAACCAAAGAGGCAAGCTAATAATAATAGAACCTGCGAGAATCAAGAGTCCAGTGCTTTCCATGTTATCTCCAAAATAGTTGAATTAAAAGGATACTAGCAGACAGAGCGATACAAATACCAGTTTTTAAGCTTATTGCTTCACCAAAAACAAAGTGTGATAACACAGTAAAAATGATTGTTCCAATAGAGAAACCAATCAAACGTGATGGCCAAATTTCACCATCATAATGTGCTACCATAAATTTTACCGAATAAACAAAGAGGAAAGATATTGGTATGCCAAGTGCTACAACTGCCCATACATTTTCTTTTAAAAAAGGTATCTTAAATTGTCCCTGTAATTGACAAAAAGATAGGATATGAGCACAAACACTTATCAAGATACCATAAAAAAGTTTCACTTATTAAATAGGTCGAGTTGAACTGGACCTTCCTTTTTATTTAGGATTTGTTCTTCTTTTAGGGCTTCGATTCCTGCTTCAACAATATCACTCATCGAGACACCTTGAAAAGTTAGTGGAATATCAACACCCATAATTTGCTTCCAAGATTCAAGCGCCCTTTCTACTTTTGGTCGCAAGTATTCTGGATAATGCTTTGGTGAAATTTTCATTTCATTCACCTTAATCATTCGTTCAACCATGGCTTCTTTGGCAATCCTCAAAGCCGCTTCAACACCAGCGAGTTCAGGAGAAATACGGAATTTCCAAGAAGTTAATCCCGGATTTACTGACACAATATGATGACCCAGAGGAATTGTATCCCAAGTCCTATCTTCGGCAATAGGAGCATATTTACGACCTTTTTTAACGTAGTATGTGCTCATTTCTTTGGCTTCCTTTCTAAATCACAAGTATCACAAAGCGTTCTAATCCAGCCACCGGGACGAATCTTACCGGGATTTCCACAATCTTCACAAATTCGTGAACTTAATCCTTCTGCCATATCAATAGCTCCACGGCAGTATTCATCGCCACCGGCAGAATATACAGTAAGTGTTCCAAATTTCTCTTTAATCTGTGTAAAAACAAGCTGTGATGGGACTTCTCTGTGAAGAACACGAAATTTTTTTTGTTCAACATCTTTTTTTATAAATTCTTCAACAGACTCTTGTTTGTGCCCTAGACGCTTTTCATAATAAAAGCGTAGATTTGTATCATTTCCACCAATCGCCTGCTTAAGAGCACGATTATATCTTTTGATATATACAGCAGAGCGACGACGTTCATCGATGTGATGTTGAATAAGATTGCACATTCTATCAAGAATGTCAAACCAGCCAGAACCACACTCTATTCCAAAATACATGCAGCTTTGTGTAGGCGGTAATTTAGTTTCAATAAAAAGTTTTGGATATTTGTTGTAAAGCTGTTCTTCAAGTTCTTGTTTCATTTAAGCTCGCCTTTCTTGAAAGCTACTGATTGTTCTTTTGTTCTTGGACAAACCTCGCAGGTGCCACACATAAACAAGTCGATATCTTTTTGAATACAAAGACCATATTGGTGACAAATTCTCATCTTTTGATCAAAATCTGATAATTCTTGTGGTTGTCTGATTGCTTTAATATCTATGATAGCCGTTTTCTGTGCTACTTCTAGGTTGAAAAGGTATGATGGATAAAGTTCGCTATATGAAAAATCAGTTCCACAGGCTTCATTGATTAATTCTTTAAATCTTCCATAAGAAATCTCACCATCGAGATATTCTTTAAGTGGACCATTAATAAATTTAAGAATTAATTCTTTCTTTTCTTCGTTGTTCATAATTTCCTCATATCATCGAATCTTCTTATTACCACATCACAACCAAAAAATAAAGATGGTTCAAACACCCAAATTTTGGCATAGCCATGAATACCAATAACGTCTAAAACTATTCCTAAACCTGATTGGGGTCTTTCTGACTCTTCTGTAATATATTTTTCTTCCGCAGGTGTATGCGGCCTATTATAGAGTTCTACTAGATCCCCAATTTCTAAATTCAATCCCAAAATCTGTCAAGAGTTTCCAAAATACCAATAAAGTCGTGAAATGGATCTCCGCTACGAAATGCACCAACTTGATCTGGATAATCGCCGTATCGGCAAATACCTTTTTCTTGGTGCTCTTTCATTTCTTTTAGCTGCTTGACAGCTCCCTCTGTAATATAATTAGAAGAGATATACCCAGAATACTTGAAACTTCCATCGTCAAGTTTTTCAATAGTATCGCCGCCAATACAATCCATGGTTTTACAATAACCTAAATCGTATGGACTTTCACTTTTAAATTTAAGAGTTGAAAACTCAGTTCCCTCAATATCTTCAAAATACATATCGTCTACTGGTAAGTTGTTATAATGATCCTCGTATTTTTGACGATCAATCATAGCAACTGCTTTAAAATACTCGTCAAGGAAACCAAAATTGAAATCTTTTCCATGCTCACCAGAATGTGAGAAAATTACTTCAATAAGGAAGTAATTGTTATTCTTCTTTTTGTTCTTCTTAATATCAAGAATTTTAAAGGTCACTTTCTATCCTCATCAAAATATATCATCTTGCCATTAACGAATAAGGCAATAAATTCGGCCCACAAATCCTGCTCTATATCCCAATGATAGAAATGTAACTCACCAGTTAAATCAATTTTTTCTGGTGGCTTCTTTGGTGATTCTTCATCGTCGGCAAATTCATTTGCTACCCACCACAATTCACCATTACTGGATAGCTTATAGATATCCATCGCACAAATCAAGCTTTTTGTTTGAAAAAGCTCGTTTTGATATTTAGCAAATTTTTCTGGTAGAGCGTATTCACACTTTACAATATCAAACATTCCCATCATTAACCTCTAAAAATCTTATTTCGTTTTCGTAAACAAAGTAAAGTAAGCCATCTTTTTGAGATACGACAACATAACCATTATCTTTTGATGATAAATCGCTATGAACAACTTTCTTAAAAAGATCTTTCGCCTTAACTGCCTCTAAAACGAGAAATATGGAACTTTTCTGCTTTATAGGACAACCAAGATCACCAAGTTTATTTTCCCATTTCTTTTTAAAACTACCATAGACAAAATGGCGTGGCTTGTATCCTGTAAATGATACTAAGTCACCTTTCTCAAATAGCGGACGAGTTACGACATTATCCATTAATATAATTAATGGACAGATAAACCAAAAGCCACCCGTTAAGGTGGCTTATGATTTCAGACTACAACGCCCTTTTTGATTACATCGACATAGTGCTGAATTTCACCCAAGTCTTCATCGTTCTTCAAACTACGATAAGCCTTGAGAACAGCCGACATTTCAGCACGCGAAAGCCATTCATTCTCAACATAACTACGCTTCAGATCCTTAAGATGCTCACGAAATGGTTCCATAGCACGAATCGTTTGATCGAGAGCCTTTACATAGTTTTGAACGTGATCTTCCTTTGTAAGCTTCTTGTCTTCTTCATCGAGTGGCGAAACGTTTGTGTTGTTGCTCATACATTCTCCTTGATAATAGCAGAAATAGCGGTTTCTGGTGACAGAAATAATTCTTTCGCTCCGAATTTACCAATAGGCGTGGCATTTTCGGAAACCACCAGATCGCCCTGCGCTAGCTTCCCGATCATCTTATCACAGTCGTCGGAAATGTCAAGCACCTTGAAGAACTCATACTTAATAGCTTTTTGTTCAGTCGGCAGGATAAAGTTAAAATTGCCAACCTTTGTTTGTGATAAATCTAATTCAACTTTTTCTAATAGAATACGCTTATTCAGCGGTTTTGCTGTCCAACTCATTTTAAGCCTTTCATTCTGCCCAAACAGATGACCAATCACCTGTTAAAGCACCTTTCGCATAATCTGTAACTTTTTGTTCAAAGAAGTTACTATGTGTGACACCAAGCATACCGTCAACCCATTCAAGTGGATTCTTTTTGACTTTGAATATGCCTTTTAGACCCAACATAATAAGTCTACGATCTGCGATGTAACGAATATACTGCTTTACTTCGTCTTTTGTTAAGCCCTGAACGGGATGTAAACCAAAAGCCAAATCTATAAATTGATCTTCTAAATCAACCATTTTAGTGGCAATTTTATAGATTTCACTCTTTAATGAGTCATTCCAGATAGCTCGATTTTCTTTTACATATTCTCTGAATAATTTTATTAAAGATTCACAATGGAGTGTTTCATCAGAAATACTCCAAGCAATAATTTGTCCCATTCCTTTCATTTTGCCAAATCTTGAAAAATTAAGTAACATAATAAAAGAAGAGAAAAGGGCCATACCTTCTGTGAAGGCAGAAATTAAAGCGATTTTAACTGGAAATGGCTCTTCTGTATTATTAAAATTTTCAAAATAATCGTGCTTATTTTTCATCGCATCGTATTGAAGAAATTCGTTGTATGTTGACTCTGGCATTCCAAGTGTTTCTATTAAATGCGAATAAGCTTGAATATGAACAGCTTCTCTCGCAGCGAAAGAACACAACATCATTCTTAATTCTGGATGCTTAAATCTTGGAAGATATTCTGTGATATATCCTCCTGCCACATCAATATCTGATTGAACGAAAAATCTAAAAATATGTGTTAAGAATTGTTTTTCATCTTGTGATAAATTATTTTTCCAATCTTTAACATCTTCTAGCATTGGAACTTCTTGTGCAATCCAATGCATAGATTCTGATTGTTTATAAGCTTCGAAAGCCCATTCATATTCAAATGGCTTAAAATTACTTCTTTCACCTAATAGATTCTTTTTTGTCATTATTCTTCTCCAGTTTAACTATTTTTATGAATTTATTTAAATGTTTTTTAGGTATTTGTTGAGTTTTTATCATTTTAGCAGCAACATCTTTATTGATTTTAAAATACTCACAAAAAAGTTTCAACATCTTAAATTGAATTATTGTCCCATCAACTGTTGTCACTTCTACGGCGAAAGCTGTTCTACCATTTTGAGGATTTTTCCTTAGAGGATGTTCATCTGAATTAAATTTGTCGGAGAAATATTTTCTTCCGCTCTCCGTTTGAGTCCAAGATAAAGGTTTACCGTTTTTCTTTTGTGTTTCTATTTTTTTTAAAACATTTTGTTTATTTTTCATAGGATGATTTTCGCTTCTCATCCTTTTGGAAGCCATTTCTTTTCCCGCAGGTGTTTCAAAAAATTTAACAAAATTTGGTGTATTTTTCATCTTCTTAGCAACAACTTCTTTATCAAACATTAGATTATGAATTTTCATATATTTTTTTATAATTCATTTTAATATCAAGTGCAGGCTAGACATTCATCGCCTTCAACAACCTTTTTGAGATCAATCTCGTCTTCAATCTTCTTGCGTTCAACTTTCTGTCCAACTCTATCGGCTTTACGTAATTTGTCACTACGGCAGTAATAAAGTGATTTTAGGCCCTGTTTCCAGGCCATAAAATGAATTGCGTGAAGATATTTGATGTTTACATCTGGACGGAAGAATACGTTCACACTCTGTCCTTGGTCAATATGTTCTTGACGATCTGCGGCCAATTCAATTACCCAACGTTGATCAATTTCAACTGCTGTCTTGTAAACATCTTTTGTATCATCGTCCAACCATTCTAGGTGTTGAACTGAACCATCATTGGCAATAATTGACGCCCATACTTCACTAATATCTAATTCTAATTCAGCACACTTCTTTTGTAAGATCTTGTCAAGGAATCTGTTCTTATAAACCGAAGCACCTGACAAAGTATCCTGTCTAAAAACGTTTGCGCGATATGGTTCGATACTTGGTGAAGTATTTCCCATTATTAGTGAACTTGAAGCATTTGGAGCAACAGCAACCATATGCGAGAATCGTAATTTAAGACCAGCCGCAAAAGCATCTGGGCAAGCACCGCGTTCTTCTGCCAATTCCACATTAGCACTATCTAATTGTTTCTTAATGTGCTTGAAGATACGCATATTAGCTGATTTAGCCAAAGCACTTTCAAATGGGAGATTCTTCTTTTGTAGATATGCGTGGAAACCTAGCGCACCAACACCAATTGAGCGTTCGCGTTCCGCTGAATATTTAGCTCTACTAATAGCGTCTGGGGCATTGTCGATAAAGTAAGTTAATACGTTATCGAGCATTTCAGCAACGTCCTTAATAAAAAGTTTATCGTCTTTCCATTCATCAAAATATTCCAAATTTAATGAAGAAAGGCAGCAAACGGCTGTTCGTTGTTGATTTGTTGGCAAGAAGATTTCTGTACAAAGATTTGAGCCATTAATTTTTAAATTAAGGTCTTTCAAATGTTTTGGTAAAGTATTATTAGCCGTATCAATAAAACAAAGATATGGTTCGCCTGTCTGCATGCGCATTTCAATAATGCGTTGCCAAAGCTCTTTTGCTGAAACAGTTTCACGAACGGCACCTGTTTTTGTATCACGCAAATGCCAAGAATCGTCAGCTTTTGGATCAATCATACACTTTTCAATAATTCGCATAAAGTCATCAGTAATATTGATGCCGTGATGTAAATTAAGGCAACGCATATTCTGATCACCAGTTGGTTTACGCATTTCTAGGAACTGAATGATATCAGGATGGCTGATATCAAGATAAGCAGCATATGAACCACGACGTGTCTTACCTTGACGATAAGCTAGTGAAGAGGCATCATAAATTTTTAAGTGTGGCATGATACCAGTTGATTTGGCATCAGCTGCACGAATTCCTAAATGCACACCAACACCACCACCCAACATTGATAGCCAATTTGTTTCACTTAATGTGTCAACAAGACCATCGGCTGAATCTTCCATATAATTCAGGAAGCAGCTGATTGGTAAGCCTTTCTTTGAACGGCCAAAGGACAAAATTGGTGTTGAATAAGATAGCCAGTGCTTTGATGAATATTCATACAGTCTTTGAGCGTGCTTTTCATTAGAAGAAAACTGTTTTGACACAAAAGCAAAACGCTCCTGTGGTGATGTTTCATCATCAGTCATATATGACTCTTTTAGTCTTTTTAAACCAAGTTCATCAAACAAACTATCTCGCTCTAAATCAACGACGATGCCATTAGCCAATTTTGTCATTTTATCACTCCACTAAGCAACTTTCTCTATATTTTTTCTGTGAACCAAGTGATCAGCAGCATAAATAGCTGCCACGTTTTGTGGCTTGAAATATGTAGGGAACCCACAACTTGTAGCATATCCAACGGCAGAGTTTAACAGCTTATTTGACTGATGTTCTGGATCTGAATTAAGATCTAGATCTACTGCTTCGATATCAATATTGAATTCTTCACGCAACATTGAAGCAAATGAAACTGCCTTTTCTACCTCACACCAAAGGCGCTTATACATATCATTAATCTTTGGCACCTTGTCTTTTAGATAGACAATAAAGGCACCATTATTATTTGGATGAACGCCGACAAGCACAGTAATATAGATAGTCTTATCACGGACATTTAGGCTATCGCAACCAACACGATACTTGATTAATGGAGATTTTTCTTTCAAGAAGTCAGATAACGAAACCGGATCATTTGAGCCATATGTTTTAATTTTAATATTATTCATAATGTTATATCCTGCGGCTTTTTGTCTGTCTTTACATCACCTTTAAACTCTTTGTATTTGTCCTTTAACTTATTTAGTTGCTTCTTGGCTGCTTTCTTCTCTAAATCTTCCTTACTTTCACTTGTTGGTTCAAAAACCTTAATTTCTGCGCAGCTTGTATCCATAAAGATGGGACAAATTAGACCATCTGGACCAAATCGATTTTTGGCAATCAACATACGACCAGCATTGTTTTTCTTGTCATCAAGTGTGCGAGAAACAGTGAAAATAAAGTCGGCAACGAAACACTTATTAAATGCTTCCGAGATACTTTCAAGAGTATTTACTTCTGCGTTCAAACCAGAACGATTCGTTTGTGAAGCAGTCCAGATAGGACAGCCTGTTTCTTTGGCAAGTCCACGTAGTTCTTCATAGATTGATTCTAACTCTTCACGCTTTTCTTTGCGGTTGGAAACTGGTTTAAGCAAATCACCATAATCCACAATCATCATACCAACCTGAACGCCTCTTTGCTTAAGTTTTTCAAGGTGATTACGAATTGTGCCAGTTGAAGCAGATTTGGTGGGATACTCTTTGATAATAAGCTTACCTTTTACATCCTTGATCTTTTCAAAGACAACATCCTTCTTTGCGTGTAGCGCATCAAGTGGAATACCAGTGATAGCACTATCATAACGCAAACCAATTGTTTTGTCATCTAATTCTAGGGTGTAATGAACAACAGCCTTTCCCTCTTTGACGGCTTGTGCTCCCAAATGGCAAAGAACAAAGCTTTTGCCTGCACCAGTTGGTGCGATAACCACGCCCAATTCACCACGGCCCAAACCACCACGCATGAAACCATCAAACACTTCCCATCCAGTTGTTACAACATTACGAGCCTTAACTTCATAACGCTGTTCAAAATGTTCATCGTATGAATAACCAAAATCACTATTTGTGCCAAGTTTAATGGCATTGTCAATAAGTTGACGAATTTCTTCAAAAGAAGATTGTTTCAAGAGTTCAACACTCTTGATCATTGCTTCTTTTAGTTTCTGCTTCTTACAGAATTCAACTGAATTGGTTTTTACATATTCATCGTCAACGCCAGCAACACCAGAAGCAAAACGTGCGTAAAATTCACGAATCTGCTTTTGAATTGCTTCGTTTTCTTCGTCCATCTCTGATCGAAGAATCGTTTCAACGGTTGCTTGACTTGGATATTTACCAAACTTTACTTTGTAATCAAAGATCTTTTTAGTAAAGATACGAAGATATTTGAGCTCAAAGAAATTGTAATCCAATACTTCACCAATCTGGTTGGCAAATATAGGATCCTGCATAATAAGATATGCGAGTTTTTCTTGAAACTGTTTTCCAAAAGAAGAAAAATTAATCTCTCCTTGCTGTAATTCATCCATCTAGTTTCTCCAAATCGTAGTAATTGACCCAGCCCTGAATTTGATCAACTTGTAAAAATATAAAATATCTGTCTCTAAAAATTGAACCAAAGTCTTTGTCGACGTGTAAAATAACGCAATTTTGTCCCTCAGACGCAAATTGAACTAACACTTCATCGTTAAGTAATCTTCCCGAGTAAATACGGGTTAATTCTTTAATACAGGCGATCTCTCCTGTATCAAATTCGAACCTTGACGAACCCATCCTATCACAAACCTTTGTGTTCCGCAATGATCTTCTTTAGCGCAGCATAAAGTTCATCGAACTTAACTTCACCAAAACCATCTTCGATCATCATTTTACGGACTTCTGTTAAATTAAACTCTGGATTATAATTATCCAGTGAATAGTCAACTTTCTTCAAGACCTGATAAGACATGTTTGGTGATTTAAGCTGCATCACAGAGAAATTGATATGAACCTGCTCTGCTGCATCAAGGACACTTTGAAACATTTTTAACTTTGATCCTTCGGTGATCTGTTGCTTACAGAAGTTTAGCACATCTTCTGTAATATGTTCCTTCTCTTCTGCAAGAAAAGGCATACGCTTTGAAATAGTTGTCAGTCCAAGACCTTTTACGCCATCAATGTTATCAGAAGGATCACCAGCCATTGCGCGGGCAATAGCAAAGTTATTTGGATGAATACCAAATTGTTCTAGAATTTTCTTTGTTGTCAAAACTTCATTCTGAATTGGTCGATATAGAACTGTTGTATTGTCACAAAGCTGAATAAAATCTTTGTCGGAAGATACAATTACCTTATCCCAATCTTTAAACTTTTCGTGACGGGCAACAACTGAAATAAGATCATCTGCTTCAACTTCCTTTTCTAGAAATTGAATAATTGGCATACAGTTAAGGTACTCAATGGTACGCAACTGTTGCCAAACTTTATTTTGAATTTCTTGATCTTCTGAAAGATTCTTTACATCACGATTAAGACGAATCGGTTTACGACCATCCTTATAATCCTTGATAATTGTCTTTTTCTTTCTACTACCACCTGGACCATCGTGGCAAACAACAATACAGTGTGGCTTTACTTCTCTTACTAATTTTTGTAGAGATTTAAAATATCCTTTAAGTCCACCAATTGGCTGACCATGTGTTGAAATACTCGGATCTACAATATAGTTTCTAATAAAATTATTCAAACTATCTAAAATCATCACTCTTTTGTTCATTATTCAACCTTTTATTTTCAATCTCAGAATAAAATTGCCACAATTTTTTTAATTCTTCAAAAGAAGCGTTGCTTTTTAATCTATTTGCTCTATTGCAAATAATAACAACGTTATCTTTTGTATATGGCCTGCTTGGATCAATCCTATCTAAAGTAGGACTATTTGGACTGATTATAGAATCAGAAGGCTTTAACTCTAAATCTAAAATAGGACATTTATTATCTTTTGGATATATTTCTTTTAAAAACTTCCAATCAAAATCTGGTTGTGGCAAATTTTTCTTATAAGATCTTTTCTTTGCGCCACGTAGCATAGATCTACAAATACCATCTATATCGTGCTTTTTTGTTTTTCGATATTGTTTTTTAATATTTTTAATACATTCTTTACAATCTGTGCGAATATAGTTACTCGCTTCAATATAAAAGCATTCTTCTTGTTTTTCTACACCACATTTAACGCATTTACGCAACATTTTCAATCTCAAAAATCAACCAGATCTATAAAAGGGAAAACCCCTGATCGATCTGATCAAGGGTATCCCAAAGTTTCACTTCTGTTTAC